AGTTTGTATCTAGCGTCATCGATACATCCGTTATGTCACGCCCAACAATCGATGCACTAGGTGGAGCGCGCGCCTTGGCTCCTTCAGGTATGACAATCTCGCATCCAAAAATCACAACAAACGCCACAATTTCTACCGTTGCTGAAGGCGCATCTACTGCGGCCACTCAGATTGTCTCCAGCTATGTAAACGCCACTGTGGTCAAACTGGCCGGAACTCAGATTTATTCGACAGAGCTTCTTGACAGATCAGATCCAAGCTTTTATTCAGCTATGTATGAGAACTGTCTCCGAGCTTACGCCAAGGCATCTGATGCTGCGGTTATTGCCGAGATTGTCTCAGGCGGAACTCAATCAACTGCACAAGCTGCAACTATCGCAGGACTTCAGGCGTATGTCGCACAAGCTGCGCCAGCCGTATATGCGGCAAGCGGTGAGACTGCAACTGCATTCATTGCAGGCACAAGCGTCTGGTCACTTTTGATTGGAAGCCTGGACACAACAGGACGAAGCATCTTCAACGCGGCTTCTCCAATGAACGCTAACGGCCAATCAACACCACGCGGATTGCGCGGCGACATGATGGGCTTAGATCTCTGGGTTGACCAGAACATGGTCAGCACAACAATCGATGATGCAGCCTTCATTGTTAATCCGATGAGCATTGCAATCTACGAGTCACCAAAGCTAACGCTCTCAGTGAATGTTGTTGCAACTGGTGAAATTAGCACGATGCTTTACGGTTACTTCGCGACAAAAACACTGGTATCCGGTGGTTTGCAACGCTATAACTTGACCTGATAAAACCCTAAGCCGCTCACAGGGCTAGGAGGCCCTGGCTCTGTGAGCCTTATCAAAGGAAGGATGATCATGGCAGCGACATACACGACAATGCAGGAATTACGCGATTCACTTGGAATTGGCACACTTTATACAGACGCGACTGTGGAGGAATGTTGTCAGACTGCTCAGGATCTTATTGATTCTTTTCTTTGGTTTAACACCGCTCCGATTGTGGCCACGGGGCGTTCTTCAAATGTAGCCACGGCGATCATTGCCAATCCTGGCCAGTTCGTAGTGGGCCAAGTGGTGACAATAAGCGGGTGCGGCGCAGGCTTTAATGGATCAAAGACAATCACCAGCACCAGCCCTTATCCATCCTCAGTAAGTGCGCCTTATCTTCCAAGCCGCTGGGTTTATCCGCTTGGATACCAATACATTCAATACGCAAGCACTGGCAGCGATGAGTTGATCCACTTAGTTCAACCTTATGGCTTGATGACTGGCCCGGATCATAAAAGCGCGTCATATGCCTCAACCGCAGCTATTCGCTCAGCCTCACTCATGCTTGCCACTAATATTTGGCAATCTCGACAAGCTACACAAAACGGAGGAATGGGAATTGATGGATATGCTCCAAGCCCATTTAGAATGTCCAACACTTTAATGGCAAGTATTCGGGGGCTTCTTGCCCCTTATCTTTCACCTTCGGGAATGGTTGGATGACCGATGCCTCCAGCAGCTCTTACAACCCTGCGCACAACGATAGCGGCGGCCCTGGCCAATGCTGGTGTGTGGTCAACCTTCAGCTTCCCACCGCCAGTAATTCTTGCAAATTCAGTGATAGTTGCACCAAGTGATCCCTACCTTGTGCCCTCTAACAACTCTCAAGCTTCTATCGCTTGCATGGCAAACTTCAAGATTATTATGACGGTTCCTTATCTAGACAACCAGGGGAATTTGAACGGCATGGAAAGCACCATCGTGGCCGTCTTTAATAAACTAGCTTCATCAGCTTTGGTATTCAACATCACTGGCGCATCAGCTCCTTCAGTGTTGGATGCACCGAGCGGGCCCATGCTCACATCGGATTTTAATATCACCGTTCTTACAACTTGGTCATAGGAGATAAAATGAGCGAAACAAACGCAGAGAATTTGGCTTGGCTTGTCAAAGTCGGCCAGATCAAGGATACAAAGGCTGCGAAGCCAACGACAACAGAAACCGAGGAAAACTAAATGGCTATATATCTAAATAACAATGTTGGCGTGAAACTCGCAACCGCAGCCGCGCCAACTGTCCCTTCGATTGACATCAGTGCGTATGTCAGCGGAATTACTTTAACGCAAATCGTAGATGAGCTGGAAGTCACAACTATGGGTGATCTCTCTCATAAGGTAGTGGGTGGATTACAATCCGCAACGCTACAAATCGACTTCTTTAATGACTGGGGCGCATCCGCAGTTATGACCACTCTACAATCAGCCTTTGCCACAACATTGGCCGTCTCAATGATCACTGTAAAGGGAACCGCCGTGAGCGCCACTAACCCTACCTATCAGTTCTCAATCTTCGTCAACAATCTCACTCCTGTAGGTACAGGCGGGGTCGGCGATGAAGCTGCATCCAGCATTTCATTCACAGTAAACACAACAGTCACTGTTTCAACATCAGTGGCATTCTAAGGAGCAATAATGGCACGCTTGAAAATCACCAGGGCCTCTGGGGATGTGGTCGTTCCGATCACTCCAGTGGTTGAATATGCGTTTGAAAAGTACACAGGCAAAGGCATTCATAAGCAGTTCCGGGACGAAGAGAAGCAGAGTGACATCTACTGGCTGGCGCATAACGCGCTTTCTCGCGTAGAGGTCATTCCTCCATTCAGCGAAGAGTTCTTGACGACTCTGATCTCAGTGGAAGTATTGGATGACGAACCTGCAAAAAAATAGATCGGGGAAGTTTCACCTACCTAGTGGCCTCACTAGCGGTGGAATTGCAGCTAAGCCCCAATGATGTTTTAGAGTTAGACGAACGAATGTTTAAAGCCGTGCTTCAAGTATTGAATGATCGAGCGAAGGAGAGGGCGAATGCCAGTAAACATAAGCGGCGTTGAACCCACTCTTAAGGCCATGCGTAAGTTTGATGGGGTTCTCTATAAAGAGATGAACAAAGAAATCAAAGCCGCAATGATAACAATTCGTGATAAAGCCCGCGGCGATGTGCCTATTCCTTATCCCAGCTACTTATATGGCTGGGAAAAGGGGAACAAGCCCTCAGCCGCACCCGTCTTTAATACTGGCGGGCGTGTTCGTGCGTTTCCGCTCTATGACGCATCAGAGGTCAAGCGTGGCATCGTTTATCGCCAGGGCAAGTCGAGAGTCAATAGGGCTGGCTTTGCAGCTCGTTTCTATGTAGCCAACAACTCAGCCGCCGGAGCAATCTACGAGACTGCCGGGCGTAAGTCTGGAGCTGATGGACAACCGTGGGTTGGGCCTAAGGGCGCAGGCCGGGATGTCAGCCGATCTAGCAACCCTCAGGCTGGAAGAATATTCATTGGATCCATGGGGCCTCTATACGGCAAGGGCAAAGAGCGTGGCCGCTTGATATTTAAGGCTTGGGAGCAGGATCAGGGCAAAGCTTACCTGAGCGTGATTAAGGCAATCGATAAAGCGACAACGACATTCAACACCGCTGGTGGTGCTGGAACTCAATCAGGATATGCGTTGGGGGCCTAATGTCTAACTTACTAGTTAATGCGGTTGCTACCTGGAATGGCAAGGCACTGCAAAAGGGCCAGAAGCAAATAACTGGCTTTGATAAGAGCGTAAAAAAATTAGGCAAGACCTTTGCGGGTGTATTCGCCGCACAAAAACTCCTGGGATACGGCAAGGCTTCGGTTAAGGCATTTGCGGCAGATGACAAAGCCGCCAAGGTTCTGGCTAAGTCTCTTGACAATCTTGGCCTCAGTTACGCCAACCCACAAATCAAAGATTTTATAAGCACGCTTGAGGCCCAGTTCGGAGTTCTCGATGATCAGCTGCGCCCGGCTTTCCAGAAGCTGGTCACTACAACTGGTGATTGGAGACAATCGCAGGATTTACTTGCAACTGCGCTAGATCTCAGTGCGTTGAGTGGTTCTGATGTCATCTCAGTAGCTGCTGATTTATCCAAGGCGTATGCGGGAAATACGCGTGGACTCCTCAAATACGGCTTAGGTTTAAGCAAGACTCAACTGGCAGCAATGTCCTTTGAAGACATCCTAAAGCAGGTCGCTAAGGTATCGGCTGGCCAGGCAACGGTTGCGGCTGATTCTTATGCTGGCAAGTTAGACAAACTGACGGTTGCAGCCGAAAATGCCAAAGAGACGATTGGCAAAGGCTTACTTCAGGCAATGACTGAATTAGGTGGGGCCAACGGATTTGAAGGCGCGCTTAAAGGAATCGATGCCTTCGCCCAGGGGATCAGTGACGCAATCGTTAAACTCAGCCGTTTAGCCACAATCGCAGGGTTCTTTATTTATAACAAAAAGGGCACAAACCCATTCACTCAAACTCGCGAATTCAACGAGGCTAATGCTAAATCTGACATGCTGGCACGCCGCCAGTATGGTGGCGCAGCGGCAAATAAATATATGGCTGAGGCTGATAAAGCTGCTGCTTTGAAATTAAAGAAGGCTAAAGCTGATGAATTGAGCATGCTTTCTGCCAAGAACAAAGCCACCAAAGAAGAAGCTCAAATGAAAAAGGATCAGGCGGCTTTAGATGCGCTCAAGAAAAAGTTTGATTTAGAACGCATTGGGCTAAATGTTGCATTGAATCAGGCAACTGATGAAGAAACTAAGGCGCGCATTCGTGCTCAGATTGCCATTTTGGATGAAACTGGGGCATCTGCTCAAGCTGCGAATGATGCTTTAGTCAAAGCACAGGCTGATAAATTGAAACAAGAATTACTTGCTGCATCAGCTTTGCAATATCTAGCAACTTCGGCAAGTAACGCAGCTTCCAAACTTGCCAATATGCAAGCACCTAGCTTTGGCGTGGCGGGGGTTACATACAATCCAACTCAAAACATGGACCGGAATTATGATGACTACCTAGCCAGTCTTCAAGCCATGTTACTCAATTTGAATGGCATTCCTGGCGTTACCTTCAATCCAACTCAAAATAAAGATGCTAATTATGACAACAATGTTTTGAATGGGCCAACAGTCATAGTTAATACAGGGCCAGTTTTAGCGGATGAGAATGTAATTGTTGATGCAGTTCAGGCTGCGTTGAATGAAATTGCGCGCCGAGGTAATTTGACGACTTATGCGGGAGCAATTTCAGCATGACAATGCCAGTGATTAACGCCTATATCAACTTCAGCACGGGACCTAGCTTTGCCCAGGCATTTATTTTAGATCAGGGCATTCTTGGCACGAACATTCTTGCCGATGCATCTTCGATCATTGTTGATGTGTCTAATGTCGTTAATTCCATCAGCACCAGGCGCGGCAGAAATGCCCAGGCAGACCAATTCCAGACTGGCACGCTTTCCCTGCGCATTATTGATCAGAACGGTGATTTTAACCCAATGAACGCCGGAGGGCCTTATTATCAGCTTCTCACACCGATGCGAAAGGTTCAGATAACCGCAACCTATAGCGGCGTGACCTACCCAGTCTTCAGCGGCTTCATTACTTCTTACACAACCACGACCCCACAATCCGCCGTGGGAGATGTTGTTTACACTGTCATAAATGCAGTGGATGCCTTCAGACTGGCCCAGAACGCTCAGATTTCTACCGTGGCGGGAACCAGCGCGGGGCAACTGACCGGGGCAAGAATTAACAATTTACTTGATGCCATCTCTTGGCCAGCCACCATGAGGGATGTAGATCCGGGCTTAACCACAGTGCAGGCAGATCCGGGCACGGCCCGAACCGCTCTCGCGGCTTGTCAAACAATCGAGACCACAGAATTCGGGGCTTTCTATGTGGATGCCGCCGGATCCTTCGTCTTTCAGGATAGGAACCTCACTGCCTCCAGCGTAGCTGCGCCCCCAGTACTTTTTAACGATAACGGCACGGAGATTGATTACTTCAACGCCACCTGGGTCACAAACGACACCCTGGTGTATAACGAAGCCAATATTACTGCCACAGGCCTGGCCACTCAAAACGCGTCAAATGCAGCCAGTATTGCCAAGTACTTCCTGCATTCCTACAACCAGCAAAACCTGCTGATGCAGGACACGGCCACCGCCCTTAACTACGCTCAGGCTTATGTCGCGTCAAGATCTGAGACAAGCGTGAGATGTGACGAAATCCTCCTGGATTTATACACGGCCAACTACGATGCCGGGATCATTGCAGCCTTAGATTTGGATTACTTTGATCCAGTAACCATCACCACAAACCAGCCAGGATCTACAACCCTGACAAAGACCCTACAAGTATTCGGTAAGTCGATGGAAATCACACCGAATTCCTGGCGGGTACGCATGACGACACTTGAACCCATAATCGATGGTTTCATTCTAAATAGCACGCTTCATGGCATACTTGATACCAGTGTGCTGAGTTACTAAGGAGGAAATATGGCAGCAGGACTTGGCTTTAAGACATTCACAACCGGGGAGGTTTTAACTGCCGCAGACACTAATGGCTACTTGATGCAGGGCGTTCTAGTCTTTGCCTCAGCAGCAGCTCGGGATGCAGCTATAACCTCGCCGCAAGAAGGGCAGTGCTGCTACCTTAAAGACACCGATGCGGTGCTGACCTATTCAGGTGCAGCCTGGGTTGGTTTTGACGATAGCAACGCCATTCAAAATAGCATTGTGGACGCTAAGGGCGATCTAGTAGCAGCTAGTGGAGCAGACACACCAGCCCGTCTAGCAGTAGGGGCAAACGATACCGTGTTAACGGCTGATTCGGCACAGGCAACAGGATTAAAATGGGCCACCGTACCAGGCGGCGGTATGACACTTCTCAGCACAACAACCTTAAGCGGTTCAAGTACCAGCATCACTGGCATATCTTCATCTTATGTTAACTTGTTAATTTTAATTGAAAATGCAGGAATTCAAACAACTGCGGGTGCAATCACAATCAATTTTGACTCTTTAACAACTAACAACTTTTTAACATCATTTAGAAGCGATTCAACAACTGCATTAAACACCAGCAGCGGAAACATTCCATTAAGTCATGGTCAAACCTGTGACACAGGTGTTGCTGGTAATTCCTTCGCAATTCTAATAAATAATTATGCAAATGGTGGCAGCAGAAAACCTTTAAACTTTTCAGGCAATTATTATAGTGGTGGTTGGAAAGGCATTTGGGGCGGAGGCGGTTATGAATCACAGGGAGCCGTTGGAACTACCCAAATCAAAACCTCAGCAGGCACATTTAGTGGTGGAACAGTCAGAATATACGGGGTAAAATAATGGAAAATCCAATGATAAGAATCCATAACATTGAAACTGATGAGATTATTGATCGTGAGATGACTGATCAAGAGGCGGCGGCCTTATTACCTAATCCTTTGAGCGAAGGAGAGCAGGCACAACTGGACGCAAAAAATGCCGCACAAGCTAAACTTTCTGCACTTGGTCTAACTGCTCACGATTTACAGGCACTTGGTCTTTAATGGAAACAAGTGCAAATGGATGGCCAGCCTCAAAGAATCAAGCTGAGTTAGGCATTAAGTCTTATCCAGTGCCAGGTACGGCAATCAAGCTGCGTTGTGCGGAGGCGGTTGCGCCGTTGCTCATTGGGTTGGCTGCTGAGTTTCACGAGCTGATTGAACCATTGGATGTTGGATCACTTGATGACTGGGGATATTGTTACCGTCCAATCCGGGGTCAGACCACCAAGCTAAGCAATCACTCATCCGGCACGGCTTTGGATCTAAACGCGTCCAAGCACCCTTTAGGGCAGACAAATACCTTTGATCCACTTAAGGTTCCAATGATCAGGGCCCTGGCTCATAAATATGGTTGCCTTTGGGGAGGCGATTACAAGAACCGCAAGGATGAAATGCACTTCGAGATAAATATTACTGCCGCCAAAGCGGAGGCATTGATCAAGAAAATACAAGGAGACAAGAAATGAACTCACAACTCAAAACGGCGGCCTTGTCGTATCTCAGAGCATCACTGGCCTCAGTAGCAGCTCTCTATTTAGCGGGCATCACGGATCCTAAAGTGCTGCTTAACGCCCTCCTAGCAGGCTTCATTGGCCCGGTACTGCGCGCCGTTGATCCTAAGGATGCAGCCATAACCGTAAGCAAGAAGTAATATGGAACTCCAGGCATGGGTGGCCGTCATCGTAGGCGTGATGGCCATCTTGTCTGGACTATACGCTGCAGTCAGGTTCATAGTGCGCTCAATCATGGCTGAGATAGGGCCCAAGGCCAACGGTCATAGTCTCAAGGAGCAGGTCAATAGGCTGGAAGCCCGCCTAGACCACATCTACACCATCCTTCTGGAGCGTTAGACACGCCGAACGCCGTTAATGTTGTAGATGTTGTACATCTCGTACATATCGTGTATGCTGGGTTTATCGCAACACGGCGATATACACGAAGGGCCTCACATGTCTCAAACCTTACAAGAGAAGCTAGACAAAGTAGCAAAAGAGCTTGATCCAATACTGGCTGAATTGCTCGATGAAATCGCGGGTGATTAATATGTCAGCAAAGACACAAACTCTGAAATGCGAATACTGCAACCGATTAGAGCCTTATTCAAAGGTTTTTACATT